GTGTTCCGGGTGTTAATACTTTTCTATGAAAGGAACGGGTAAGCTCCACACCATCTTTTTTAATAATGGTTGCAGTTCTTACACCTACGTTCCAACGTTGAGTGACTTCTATTTTGTCGTTCTCTTGTGTTTCTGTTAATGCCATTTAGGGACGTTCTCCGAACGAAACAGGTTTATGGCGTAGTTTTGAGACGTGCTAACGGTCTAGGTTTGTTTAAGCAGTTTGATAAATAGCAACTCCTCGGTAATCTTTTCCTGACGATGATGAGTTTGTACGATGCGCCACACCATTATTGCAATGCAAAATAAGCATATTATTTGTACCATTAGCCACTATTATTGTGGTTGATGAAGAATCACTTGTTTCTGTTATAAATGCACCAGAAACATGTACAGTCGTACCTATACAGGTAAATGGGAGTCCTGATATATTTGTTACTGTATTATTAGATGTAGAAGGATAAGTAAATCTAAAACTAGCTACAACTGTTCTACCTGTTTTTGTGTAATGACAATTTCCTGAAGTATTTGAAAAACTAAGACTTGCTCCAGAACCATCAGTAGGAGTCCAAGTTCCTTCTTCATAGTCGTCCAATATCTCTGAAGTTCCTGTGCCTGAAGTAGCACTAAAGTTAATACCATGACCAGCAGTTCCTATTACTAGATCGCCGTCTTTAATATCAGCATCACCATTAGATTTAATTTGAAATTTTTCACTCCAACCTGCTGAACTATAAGAACTACCACCAGCAGTGAAGAAAGACAAACCCTCCCCACTTGCACCTGCTTCCATTAATACTCTAGGTTGAGTTACACCACCAAAGAGCATTGCAGCACCAGTATTATCTTTAATAGCAGCAATAGAAGAACCAGACGATGTTTGAGCAACTAATTTTGCTTGTGATGGATCTGTTAGACCTATCCCAACATTTCCCGAACTATCGATCCGCATCCGTTCTGCACAAGTGCCTGATCCTGTGGTATGAAATGCTAAAGAGCCATTTCCACTAGCTTGTTTGTTTCTAATATGAAAAAAATTAGTTGCCGTATATAAATCCCCATACTTAGTACCACCACTTTCAATATCTATTTGACCACTTGAACTTCCATCTAGGGTAAGTGTTGTGTAATTAGAATAGCTATTAGGCGATGAAGTTCCAATACCTACATTTCCAGACGTATCAATCCGCATCCTTTCTGTATTACCAGTAAATAATGTGAACATATGATTTGTAGGAGTACCAACCCCAGCTTCTCCTACTGAACCAGGTGCTACTAATTGTACTTTCCTACCAGCACTATCCTCTCCTTGAAATATTGCTCCAACAGCCACACTACCACCATAAGCAGTATCATTACCTTTTATATTTAGTAATGAAGCTGGACTTGTTGTACCAATACCAACCCTTCCCGAACTATCAATCCGCATCCGTTCGGCACTATTAACTTCAAATTTCAGTAATCCTGACCCACCTGATTCACCGATAATTCTTGCAGATTGATCTCCAAAACCTACTGCGTTACCATTTCCAAGCTGTAAACTACCTGCTACATCTAATGCTTGACCTGGGCTTGTCGTTCCAATACCTACGTTTCCACCATTGAAATATGAAACTCCAGCAGTATTTAAACTAATTTTTCCAGCACCGCCGCTATACATGAGTTGCCTAGCATTTGTGCTAGTACCATCCCCAAATATCTGGGTCATTATTGTTCCGTTTGTTCTTCTAAAGTAAAAACCACCGTCAGAAGAATCATCTTCGATATGTAATTTAGTTACTGGACTTGTTGTTCCTATACCAACCCGATTATTCGTAGCGTCAACGTGAAGTGTATTTGTATCGACTGTTAAACCATCAGCAACTAAGGTTCCCGTAATTGTGGCTCCCGTTGAGGATGTGGCTAAACGCAGATTGCCGTTGTTATAGAGGTCAACAGAGCCATTGTTGTTTGCGTGTATTAAATTTGTTCCAGACTCATCTTGAATAATTACATTTGCACCAGATATGTTTAAATTACCGCTACCACCTTCTTCAATTTGAGTATGCCCTGTTGTGCCATTGTGGTAAATAAGTAAGTCTCCAGAATCACCAAATCGAAGTTTAGTATTATCAGTAAACTTAGTATCTCCAGTAACTGTACCTCCACTACCATTAAGTGAAGCTGCTACTTCCCAAGCACTACCATTGTAGACATATAGTTTATTATCGCTTGTGTTGTAGTAGAGATCTCCATCATCATTATTAGAACTTGGAGCACTAGAAGCTATTCGATACTTATCAGCAAAGTCATTAACAGTACTTAGATTTGTAGCTACTGTATTTACATTTGCTATTGAGTTTCCAACAGTATTTACGTTAGCAATAGCTCCAGAAACTGTAGTTATATTGCTATTAGCTCCAGCTACTGTATTAATGTTGGCGTTATTGTTTCCAACAGTATTAATATTAGCTATGTTTCCCGCTACGGTTGAAACCTCAGTAGCTTTAGAAGATAACCTATGGAAGGTATAAGTGTTTAATGTAGAAGTTGTTTCTACTAACATCCCATAACCAGCACTATAGGTTGTGTTGTTTGCAGCTCCATTAATAGTTACTGTAGAGTTTCCTACAGTTCCATTATTAATACTTATTACACCGCTACCATTTGAGGTTAAGTTACCAGCTAAAGAGCCAATACTAACTATTGTACCTGTACTGTTATTTACGTCAGGATTAGTATTTGGAAAGCTAGTCTCATTTGCTATTGGTACAAAGCCGCCAACATCATCGACAAGATCAATAATCCTGTCATTAATAGCAGCGGTTGTAGCTATTGTTGTGTCGTTATCTGGAAAGGCATCCCCATCTTTAATAGTGTCACCTGTACTTACATTGAAGTATCTAGCGTCAGATTCCGATTCTGTGTAATACCTGTTATCTAGTTGACCAGCATTAAGTTCATTTTTCGTGTAGTACCCTGTTATCTTTGCATCTATACGATTCTCAATCGCTTTAGATGTAGCAATCTTTGTATCATCGCTTGTATGAAAGGTCTCAGTACTATCTACAGTCTCAGCGCCTGACTCCCAAGCACTAGCTTGTAGACTTGCAAATTGTGAGGCAGTGTTATTAGCTGTTGTTGAGGCTGCATTTGCTGTTGAAACTGCTGAGGCAGCACTACTAGCCGCTGAGTTAGCAGTGTTTACCGCATTAGTCGCGTTAGTAGAGGCTGTATTAGCTGTTGCTGTAGCGGCGTTAGCAGTCGTTACGGCGCTGTTAGCTGTGGTGGTGGCATTATTAGCGGTGGTTGTCGCTGTATTAGCGGTGTTTGTTGCGTTTGTCGCTGTTGTTGTCGCTGTATTAGCCGCCGCAGTAGCAGCGTCAGTTTCATTTATAACTTCTTGGCTTACATATAGATTCTGTAGTGAGTTATTGTTTAAATCAGCCGCTCTAATAGCAGAACCAGGGTAGAAAGTAGCGATATTTTCATCACTTTCAGTTTCTCGAAAGATTTTGATCGCTACATTATTTCCTGGAGCTGATGTAAACTGAATCTGAGTAGCATTGGCGTAAGAATATTGAGTTGTAAGAGTTCCATCAAGAGTTACCTTGATGTCACTTGTTGAAATATAGGGGAATGTAAAGGAATAAAGGGTTGTTGACCCATTACCTGTATAACTATTGGAAGTAACCGCCATTGTTTTATCATTTTTGAATCAGTTATTGGTAGATGCGTTGTCGTTTTTGTGCGTTTCTTTCTATTAATTTTTTTGCCCACTTACTTGTAATAAAGTTTCAAGTGGATTATTTGATTGACCTATACGTGATTTAAAGTTATCAGCAATATCACTACCACTATTTAAAAACTTTGTACGAGCTTTTCTCTTATAACCTCCAACAAGTATAGAAATATCTTTATACCATTTGGATTGTTTCCTTTCCACACTGTCAGCAGTACCTTGATTGTCTACCCAGTCTTTATATTGAGCTTTAAATTGTGGACTTTCTAATAAAACCTTTAAAGCTTTAGGAAAATTACCTTTATCATACATTAATTTCCTTATTTCTTGTTGCTCTTCAATATTTAGATCTACTCCATGTAGCTTTTTAACTACAGCATCAGAAAACTCAAACTGAAGAGCGCTTAATTCCTTTGCTAATGGGCTAGCAGTCTTCTTAGCAATTTTAAATGGACTAATAGCATTTACAGGATTCTCATAACCTGTAACCATTTGCTCTCCAGTTAATACATCAATAGTCGGTATCTTGTCACCTAATATTCCACCCGTCATTTTACCCATTACTGCATGAAGACTATTTCTATATTCATACATCCCTGTTTTCATGACGTTTTCAAATTGATTTCTTAAACCAGCTCCACCCGTTATAGGAAAGGCTAAATTTAATCTCTCACCTACTGCTTTTGTTGCACTATCAGTTGTCCATGATTTTACATCTAATGCCCCTGATAAATCCAAAAACCCTTGAAAATAAGATCTATCAGTTATTGAGTTTGCAAGTGTATAAACAAGTTGACCCCATAATTTATCAGCATCAGTTGGGTTTAAATATTTAATAATATGTCCCGTATCTGCTATTGCTGAAAATATCAACTCAGCTCCAGGGATAGATTTATAAGATACCCATGTATTACCAAACTTGATAGACATAGGCGCATGATCTTTTAACCATAGCTTTTTTAATTCGGGATCAGATGGACCATTCCCTGTTAGATTTCCCATCATTGCCATAGTTCCTCCAGTTCCAACAAGTAGATAACCGATAGCCTCTCTACCTTTCATTAATGCTTTTTGTTGAGGAGTTCCATATCTCATCGTATGTTTCCACTCATCTGTAAATCTCGCTAAATAAGGGAGATGTTGAAAAGCATAAACATTGACATTATGTGGAGTTCTTATGAAAGGTATGAATTGCTTCATTTCATCATGAGCATTCAAACTATCAGCAACTTTTTTCATCTTCCCTTTTAATTCTTTTTGGAAAGTTGCCTCTTGTGCATTTTCTATTAGCTCTTTATCTAAGATTTCTCCATTAGGTCCGATTTTCTCTTTCAGTAGCTTTTCATAAGCATCATTAAAAGCTTTTTCATCCCCTGCAAAGTTAGGTAGGTCTCGTAATTTATCAACTTCTATAGCAGCTTGATATCTAAGATCCATCCTAGACACCATTGTTTTAAATAAATCATCTCCAGATTGCAAACCCCTCCCAGGCCATGTATTCCACGGCATATTTACGAGGGAGTGATAAGCCCCTAGGGTTTGAGCTGCAAACTTTTCTGTAGGAGTTGTAGCGACTCGCTTCAGATTATCTACATCCTTAGTTGTATTAGTGAAGACTTCACCTAATTTACTACCTTTAGTAACTGGAGTTTCTGAACCTAGAGATTTTCTAGCCATTACTAAAGACTCTCCTAATGTTGAGTTCATTGAATCAAGCATTGAGGCTGATGCCTTTACTCCTTTCCAATCTCCCTCCATTGCGTGACCAATAGCCATAGCTAAAGGACGTTCTAGAGCTACTACTGTGTTACCTGCTAAGTTACGAATCTGTGAAACTGGAGAAGATAGCCAAGCATTAATAACAGCTTGGTTAATATTCTTTAGTCCTGTTTTATATACCATCCCCCAGAAACTACCAATCTTAGTTGGATCACCCCCAGTAGATACCATTGCTCTTGCAAACTGTTGGATCACCTCTTTTTGTTCGAGCATATCCTCAGCATTTCCACCCTTGAAAGCTTTCTCTATTTTTTCAAAGGTTTCATCGATCATGATGTTTGCTTCATCTAAGGAGCGTTGAACATCAGGCGGTATTTGTTTCCAGTTCTGTAATTGAAAAGAAGATTGAATACTGGCTTCTTTTTTGATCTTGACTAAAGCTCTAGTTCTCGTGATAAAGGCAAGAGTTTTATCTCTAGCAAAGTGGCTTAAATCATTTAATTCTATTAATTCTTCAGAGAGATCTAATAGTTGTTCAGCTGTATCTTTCACTATTACATCCATAGCAACAGTGCCTCCAGCTCCAAACGATCTAATACCTCTATCATCTACAAACCTTAAATCCTCTAAATTTTTAAGCTCTCCATTACTTGCAAACTTAGCAACACTGATAAGAGTTTTTCTTACATAATCGTCGGGCTGTTCACTTAACCTACCCGCTATCTCATCAATGTTTATTTTAGCTCCAATACCCTCTACATATTCAGCTATATCTTGGACGTTTTTAAGTTCATCATAATCAGCGTCATTTAAGAAAGGTTCTGTTCCTCCATCAACATCTGTTTTTTCCGCTTGTGATGTAGCTGCGTCATTTACGTCATTAGTAGAACGTCTAGCTCCTCTTTCATAAGGTTCATATGTTCCTTTTTGTCCTGGTTTTGCTGAGTTTAAATCATTTTCAACTTTTCTATAATTTTGTGAGTTTGCAAGTTCGGCCTGATTTTGTGCTTCTGATATTTGCTCTCTGATTGCTTTACCATCACCTTCGGGATTAAAAGGATTTCCCTCTAAAGGTTGAATCCATCTTCCTTTTTCATCAGGCGTACCCCTTACGATTGCAAATTGAGTTGATCCATTTTGTACTGGACCAAATCCAGCTCTTCTATAAATACTTGCTCTTACACTTGTTTCAGCTTGGATATTATCAATAGCGTCTACATCTGCATAATTAGGATCATGGATAGCTCTATGTTCGACCTTTTTCCATAATCCTTCATAATCTATTTTCCCATCTTTATTAGTCCAGAGTTCTAGAAATTCTTTTCTGATTTGTTCTTTATCTAAGGATTTCCAGTCACCATCTAACTCACCCATTAATTGAGATGCTTTCCTTGAACCTAATTCTTGCTTAACAGCATCATCTATATATCGCTCGATAATGGGTTGTTTTTTGGCTTTTATATTTTGCTTTAGCTTGCTTTTCTGAACTGCTGAATCAACTAAATCTACTGGTTGATTATATATAACCGTACCAGCTTTTAATTCTTTACGAGCTATGTCATTGAAAAAAGAGATGAGTTTTTTACCATGCCCATTGAATTGAATGCTAGTAGTGTAATTACTCCATGTAACTTCTAAAGGGGTATGACCAAAAAGATCTTTAAAACTATCACCATCTACATATTTAGCTAAAGGGTCAGGAGTGAAACTCCAGATCACCTCCATTCCATTAGGTAATATTTGTTTTTTTGCCGCGTATCCATTGCCAGGGATTTGTGCAAAAACAGGAAGCTTTTGAATCTCTTTTTCAAATCTTTCCTCAATCTTGTTAGTTGTTTGATTCCATTCTTTAGGAACACCCGCTTTAATTTTTGCTTGTTCCCATAACTCTTTTCCTCTAGCTGCTGTTTCTTCCTCTGTTTCAAAATCAATTTTATTATCAGGTTGTAACTCAATGGTCTCATCAATTTCTCTAGTAGGAAGATCTATAGAGGCAGCTTTTGATTTAACTATCTTATTTGCAGTATCGTAATCATATATAACGACTTCCGATGTATCTTTGAATTTCTCTGGCATTGGATCGCCAAAGCTATCAGTTCTCGGAGTCAGATTTGGATCGTACTTAACACCTGCATAACCATTTTCTAGTACATACTGTCTTATCTTTTCTTTTTGTTCATCACTAAAATATTTAAACTTTCTTTCAAAAGTTCCAAATCTAGTTTCTATTGGTGCTAATTGTTTTGTAGGTTCACCAATACCAATATCTTTAGCCCAACTAGCAACATCAGTATTTGATAAATCTAAGATCTTTACACCTTTTGGTAATTGACCAGATAAAACATTTCCTCCATACGCTGAGGCTTTATCAGGTCTGGTTGACATATAAACACCATCTCCCATCATTAAGCCTTGCTCTCGTTTAGCAGCTTCTCCAGCTTTAAAACCTTTTTCTAAAATTGACCTAGAGGCTTTGACACTGGTTCCGTGATAAAGATTTAAAGTTTTTACAGCTACATCTGCGCCTTCCTCTGCTGACGCTCCATTCTTAACCGCTCCTTTTCCAGCTCTTAAAGCTCCATATAATTCTCCTAAGCCATCAACAGCAATACCAATAGTTCCACCTTCTACTAAATTCTTAAGACGACGGATGTATTGATTATCGTCATCTTCATGAGCTAAGGCTTTAGAAAGAAGATTTGAGTATCGACTATCAGCAACAATATTTGATAAATTTCCTTCACCTGGATCAGCAAAGAAATCAACTAATCCACCTCTTAAAGTTTCACTAGCTAAACGACTCTGCCAAGTTGCTCCACCTCCTACACCTACACCCATCCTTGCTAGTTGCTTCATGCTGACCACAAGGCCAATCATGTCTCGTGCAAAGTTTCCGACAGCTGTATTATTTTTTGCTGTTCCTAAATCCCATTGAGCTGATTCATAAGATTGAGACCAAGGGATATCTTTTGAATCAACTTTTATAACACCTGTTTTAGCTATAACTGATTTCGCTGTATCTCCAAGAAACTCTCCAGCTTCTCCAAAGTTTTCAATCGCTGTAGCTCCACCCGCTAGAATTGCTCTAGTAGCTTCTCCAGCAACACTTTTATCGTTTTCTAGAAACTCTTTCTTTGCTGCTGTTCGATCTTTTAAACTTGGTGTGATAGCTTCTCTATCTTTTCTGATCTCATCCTTACTTCTTTGATCTCCTTGGAAAGTGTTATCAATCCAATCTCTAACTGCTACAGCACCTTCATTGACTAGACGTTCTGAAGCACTGTAATTATTTGTACTGGTTTCTGGCTGTTTAGGTTGTTCTTGTGAGAGCGCACTCTCCTCTTCAGTGGGATCGATATCACTACCACCAATCCCTAAAGGTTGTTCGGTCATTATTCTTTTTAATGATAAAAACTAATTGTTTGGTATGACGCATCACACACTGATAACAAATTAAAATAAAGGTTTTTTGCTATTTAATATCCGTAAGCGATTCTGTTACTCTGAAATACTGCCTTAGAGTTAAAGGATATCCAAATTGTTCTGTTGATACCTCTTCTACATTAGCCTCAGTTACTTCACCCTCATATTTAGGAGGTAATGGAGCTGAGATTGCTTGTATCTCATAAATTCCATAAGCCTTTCCTTGTAATTGGATTAATGTTCTTACATTTGTTCCTAAAGCTTTAGCTACTTCTTTTGTTCTACCTGATGGTTCTTGTCCAGCTTGTATAGCTTCAAAACCAGTCAATAATTCACTACGAGTTAATAATTGATCATTCGCTATATTTATTTGAGATCTTACAAGCTTGATATCATCTACATTTTTATTTGAGTAGATTCGATACTTGACACCATTCTCTCTAATTTTTGTATAGGTCGTTAATTTACCAAGACTATCAACAGAATATTTATACCCTTTAATTTCTCCATCCTCAATTCTTAGACTCGATAATTCTTGAGTCATGTTTTGAGTGATCTCATTTAATTTATTTCTGATGTCTTGAGATGTTGCATTTGGATTATCTTTTACATAATCAACTAATTGAGAGTTCATTCTCAAAGACACATCATTAGCAATACTCTCACCATCTGAGGTGATGATATCTTTTAAATCAGCTGGATCTAAATCTGTATCCCCCAAACTTGTGGTGATTAAGTTTGCAGATAAACCATCAATAGTACTAATGGAACCCATTTGCTCCAGTTTTAAATTTGTAGCTGTATCAACTGAATCTCTTTGCTCTGGTCTATAGCCAAGACTTTTAGCTTCTTTTAGGGTTAGTTCTTTACTTAATACCATCTCCGAGAGTTCCCCATTAGTCCATGATTCACCATTCTCAGCACTTTCTAGCATTGATGTAAATGTGAAAGGACTATAGTTAACTCCTAAGTTTTTTAGACGAGCGGCTTCTCTATTTGATATATCAGTGTTTTTATCTTCTAATTTCTGAATCGCCTCTTGGTTTATTTCTATTATTTTTTCTGGGGTAATATCATCTTTTGTTAAAGCTTCTAAGCGATCAATATTTACTGAATTTACTGCCTGTTGATCTATTACAGCGCTATTTGTGAGATCTTTAGAAATATTGAGATCTATATTTAATTTTGCCTCAAATATATCATCTTTAAAAAGCTTTGAATATTGAGTACCTGTATTAGGCTTACCATCTTTCCAAACTTTATATCCTCTACCGAGTTGATCTAAAATAACTGTATTTGAAGTCTTTTCTGCATAATCAATAATATGCTCAACAGCTGCTTTATTAGCTTCCCCTGGAGATCCTCTATATTCACCTGATGCAAATAACTCAGCTGTAAGAGCTTCAACAACTACATCAGCAGATTTTCCACTTGCTAAATCTGATGTAGCTGTTTGTAAGGCGTTACTTTTTGACTCTTCTATCCGATTTTCTACTATTGAATTAGTAATCAGCTTAGTTTCAGCTTTAAGAATATCTTTAACAGCTGGTAATAAAACTGTAGCTACTTGATCCGTAGCCATTTTAGAAACACTAAACTCTTTAGCAAAAGCTAAGGCGGCTTGACTTCTAATAAAATTTATATCTTCCCTTGTCTGAGCGGTAAGAGGGGTAATAACTCTTCCATCAGGCATCGTAATAGGTTCATTACTATTAAGATACTCTTTAAAAAATGGGTATGCCTGTTGAACTGCCTCATTAACTGTAAATTTTCTTGTCTGTCTAGCCAAGGTCTCGTTCTGTGATTCTTCCCTTAAACTATTTTCTAAAATTAAATCACCATCAGCAGCTTTTTGTATTGCTTTCTCATTGGTGAAAAGACCTTTTATAAAGTTATTCTCCTCTACCTTTGCTTCTTCAATTCTTGAGTTTGTATCTTTATCATTGAATAGCCCAAATAACTCATTCGCTTCTTTTACCGCATCTTGGTTCTTACTAGCTTTGAGATTATGATCAATAACTTGAGATGCAAAGCTTGTAGATAGTGTAGCTATTTTAGAAATTAGATTAATTTTACTTAATTCATAATTTCCTTTTGCTTGGACATACGAGGTATTGAGATTTGCTTTTGCTATATCAAATGAACTGTCTAGCTTTAATTGAGATTCTTCATATAGTGACTCAATTTTTAATCTAGCTGTCTCTTGTCGATGTCCTACTTCAAGCTTACCTCTATTAGCAGTCTGTCTAGCTTTTAGTTCTAGGCTACTAGCGTCTTGCCGTCTAGCTAGGTTGTCTCGTTGTAATCTTTGATCTAGCTCTAATCGTTTAAGTTTTTCTTTTTCTTTTTTTGAACTTATGGAAGTTTTAACAGGAATAAAAGATCCCCCTTGAGATGATCCTTGATATTTGTTCTGAGCGGGTTGTATGGATTTTAATCTAGACATAATTAACCAGTAACATATATAGGATTATCAGGGACATCAGGTAGATATCCAAGCTCAGGAATAAGACCAATACTACTCTTGGCTTTATTGTTTTCGCTTTGTGCTCTCAACCAATTACCCTCCATCGCAATAATAGAGGCATCACGTTTAGAGTCTAAGGTTGCTTGATTCATTGCTTTTTCAAACCCTATCTGTCTATCTACATCTCCAAGAATTACTCCTATTGATTGACCTGTTCTACCAGAGGCTAATATGTTTCCTTTAGCTCCGATTGATTTTGCTATTAAGGTTTGATTTTCAAAAGCTGCTTTTTTCTTTGCTTCATTTAATTTAGTTTGCTCTTGTATATACGCAGTATTAGCAGCTTGATTATTTAGATCAATCTGTTTATCAGCTGTTAAGAGATCCTTGTGATATATCCTTGATTCTTCTTGGAACCTTTCATATTGTTGTTGACGAGCTAATTCAACTTGGTCTCTCTGTTGATTCCAATTATTTTGTAGTGCGTTATTAGTTTGTTCTACTTGTAAGTTATAAGAGTCTATTCCTTGTTGTTGTTGTAATAGTAAAGCTTGTCTCTGATTTTGTTGATTTAAAATACTTTGCTCTCTTTGAGCATCTAATTGAACTTGTTGAGCTTGAGCTTGAGCGTTTAAGTTGGCTTGAGCTGTTGCCGCCTGTACGTTGGCTGACATAATACCCATGCCTATTGATGCAGCTGTACTAATAGCAGATACCGCTATGGTTGCGTTAGCCGCTGCCGCTGCCGCTGCGCTTAGTCCTGGCCCCGCCGCGATAATGCACATAATTTTACGATCTCATAATATGGAAGATTCTTTGGTCCTACGGGTACTGTCCTTAAGGCTTTAAACCCTAGGTGTTTGAGTAACTTGTGATGTACTTGGTTTCTTACGTCTGCAAGAGCCCAAAGTAATTGATACTCTTTCTGTACTTCTCTCAACCATTTCTTTGATCGTCGTACAAATATGTGTGGATATTTAGTGATAACTGGAGTGCATAGCATCCATATTTGGCCTGTTTTGGAATCTAACCGAACAATTCCAGCAACCCCCGCAATTTCTCCATCTGGTGAATGGAAAACGGTTGCATGTTCACTAGCTAAGACACAAAGAGGGATGTGAAAGGGGGTATGACCCATACCCTCCACTTCCCTTTTATCCTCTGGCCTTAATTGATTAGCTACCAAAAAGCCATCTTTAACTGTGGCTGTACGGTATAGTTTCATGTTTATCTGATATTTGTTATTCCTCTATTGCTGTAATGTCCTTCCCAGCTGTAACTGGTTATAGAAGCTGGTAATGGATCAGAAGCTTTAACTGTGATGGTGACATAATCACCTCTACTAAATACTGGTATAGCTTTAGTGGTTAATTCCTGAACAGCTACTTCATTAGCTTTATAAATATCAGCTGGAGTTACATCTAAATCTAGATTGATATCATCATATCCAGTCTTTGAAACTGTGATGTTATATCTACCTGAATAGTAAAGATCTAAATAAGCTGTTTCTACCATCGGGATATTTGTTCTATCCGCTCTCTTATCTTGAGTAACAAAGAATGAGGGTAGAGTTACCGTCATGTCATATTCCAACCCTAAGATGAAATCCTCAGCAGCATCAGCATTCAATACCTCAACATAATATCCAGTATTATCAGATAAAATTGGAGGTCTTAAGAACATTGTCTCCTGACCTGATTGAGTGATAATTACATTTGCTGTTTTATCTACTACATAACTACCTGTTGGAAACCTGAGTTTCTTCTTAGTAGTTCCACTAGCTTCCTGGGTAACTTCACTCTTAAAGAGATAGTTATCTAATCTAGGTACAAAACTCTGACCAGCTGCGCTTATTGGTGATGTATCAGCATCATCAAGCATCTCTAATTTAGTCAAGATATGGGAGGTTCCGTTATATAAAACGAAATAACCTGTATCGTGATCAAATCCAAATAGCTTGACTGGAGCTGGCATCTTCCATTTAGCCCATCCCGCTAGACTTCTCTCATTACCTACATTGAAATATTTAAAGGTATATAAGGTATCGGTATCATCCCCAAAAGCTACAAAACTATTATTAGGACTGGTAGTAGAGATGGTTAAATTTGGTGGTATATATTCAGGAATTATCCTCGTATTCTCAGCTACTAAAGGTCTATTATCAACAGAGTCAACAGCCATTTCAAATACCTTACTGTAGGTATTAGCCTCAGTACTAAAGACTATTGATACTCCAGTTTCTAATGGTTTAACATCAGACGCATAGGAATAATGAGATAGTTCTTTTAGCTGTACTGTCGCTGGACCAAAAGCAGTATCTGGAGAAGATAAAAGGAACTGACTATTTTCAGCAAATAATAAAAGCCCTTTTGGTGTTCCTAGAGCTGCCTTGATTGTAGATGGCTTAGTTGCTGATGCTGTCATATCTATTGGATCAGCATCTGAAATAGATATTGCACTACCTGAGAAGAAATTAAAATAATCTCCAGGCTGACTTAATACAACTCCATCACTAGATAAGAATCCTAAACGATTCATAAAGAAGAACATATCCTTTACCGTCTTTCCTACGAAAGAGGGATCAGGGTTAGACTCCTCATCTCCTACTTCTCTAGATGCCCAATATAAGGTGTCACTATATTGATTAGATAATGGCCTAATAGTAAAGCTACCATTTGCCTCTCTAATCATTGTATGAGGCATGGTTGAGGTGTTGAGGTTTAAAGGAATACCAGGCTTAACTGTTTCCTCCCAACTACCTTGTCCTGGGATATCTCCACTAGTAGCGGTAAACCTTACGTAGTAATCATCAGCTGTACTATCTTCAGTATTTTGAATTTTTAATATCATTCCTGATACACCTTGAGTTGGTAGTAATGCCACATTACTAACACTGCCCTTTAAGGCATACATAGCATTATTGGCTGTACCTCCTCTGGTTTGGATGTTAAAGTCTCGTGTATCGCCTGTGCGTTTTATATAAATTACATTACCTATAGCTTGAGCCGTATAGGCTGATAAAGCATTAACAGAGGTAACAAGACTACTAACTATAGTTCCTACATTCAAAGTACCAGCTGATGTATCGGCGGGTGATGTATAGCTAACTGCATTCTCTGAAGCGTAGTTATAGCTAAAAGCTTCCTCCTCTACAGTAATTGTATAAGTCTTACCAGATAATACTTTGGTAAAACTATCACCTTGTCTCCATCCTACCCCTGCATTTGTCAGAGTAACTTTTGATGTATAGACACTGTACTGAGGGTAGGTGATTGTTGGGTTAGGACTTTGAACACCTGAAATAGCAAACCAAGCATAAACAGTAGTACCAGCTCCAATAACAGTTCCATTACCTAATGTGTAATTACTAGAGGTTGTTTGTGTATCTTTAAAAGTTTTACCTTGTGACCAATCAGGGGCTGATGAACTCTGGTTATCTGTAAAGCTTAATTGTTCTACTCTTTGTAAATCCCATTTTCTACGGTTGGTATTACCTCCTGATCTTATCCATTTACTAATTCCAAAATGATGATGTCCAATTTCATTTGGCCCTTCATCCCAAGCTCCATGATAAGGAACATATTTTGTATGAGCTGTTGCCTCATCTCCATTACCTCCTACATATAAAGTTGGCTCAGGTTGATTAGCAGTAGCGGTTCTATACCCTAAAGGCTGATGTCCATAATAAAAGTGATATCTAAAATTTTGAACTCCATTTATAAAACCCCACGGTTCTCTTTGAACAGCGTATCCATCAGCATTATTATATTGTTTATTAGCGCTTATATACCAAAGAGCTGGAGGTTGAGATGGATCAGTAACAGCTTTAAAATGAGTTCTAAATGTAATGTTTCCAGAGCTTGTAGTTACTGTCGTATCGTCTGTTCTTGTGTCACCTAAGACAACCCCAGAATTATTAGCTGGTATTCCTAATGCTTTCTCAGCATAGAATTGAGTGAGGTTATAAGTAGCTCCAGAGTCATAATTTCCAGCTGTTGAGTTGTTTGCATCTTCATTTACTTTTAGAAAATTAACTCCAGTTGGGAATGGTTCTCCATCTGTCTCTGTTTTCTCTTGTGCATAATTACAGGTAGTCGCAATACTAAAAGCTAGTCCTGTTTTACTTCCATCTGAGTGGGTATAGGCTTGAGATCCAGCACTACTACAGTTACTGTTAGCAGTTGCTCCAGCATCTTGGAAAGTAGCTGGACTGATAGCTAGCTTCTTAGCTCTATATATTTTCTGTTGGGTTGCTTGTTGACCGTCTTTTAAGAAGTCAATGGAATAAGTCGTATTATATGCAATTTGATTAATAACTACTAAAGCTTCCTGAACAGTTGAATCAACTGTGGAGCTATCCATTGATATACGCTTTTCTGAATTAGAGAGAAGCGTGTAATCATTGATGGTTAATTCTCTAATGCTTTGAACATTATTTACAGTTAGGTAATCAGCTGCTGTACTTTGCATGTTGACAGTTTTAGCTGCCCCTGTATCAGCATCCCATACCTTAACTTGAGTGTTATTACTACCATCTTTATAAATGGCTACGATATACCTCTCAAATTGATCTCTAAAGATAGGAAACCAAGTAGCATCTTTTGGTATGTCTGTGGCTAGTTGAGCTATGAATTTAGTTGGTGGTCTTTTTTTACATCCAAATGTAGGGTCAAGTAAAACATTCTCAGCTTCCCTTACTTGTCCAGGTATCTTTAAAGGGTCAGGTTGTTGAGATACTCCACCCAATAAGTTAGGAGTAGACTGGGAAATAGCCGACATAATTAATATCTTCTTATAGCGTTGAAAGGTAGGTAACTCTGATAAGACTGATCGTTGTCCTTATCTGCAAATATGGTGTAATCCCCTTGTTGAGTGTCATGTTCTAAAGCAGCGGCTCTAGCAAATATCTCCTCTCTTTCTCCAAACTTAACCGCCTCTGTTGATCCTATTGATCTACCAGCAAAGACGTTAGCTGATCTGATTGTGATGTAGTTTTTAAATGCCTCTGGTAATTCTTCAAAAGAAAAGAGCCATATAACATCTAGCTCCATATCATCATCCCACACGAAGGTATGGTTTACCTTGTCATAAAGTTGATTATTTCTAATGGTTGCTCTTTTTGTATGATGCTTGGATGTATCTAAGGCTAAAACATTAGTAGGTATCCTTATAAATTTATTACCATCCCTACCAAATGGATAATGATATTCAGTATTAAAAACCCATCCCTCAGCTTGTACGGATCTAGATATTTCATCTAAGATCTGTTCAGCCATTTCTACTAATGGGTTTCCAGTCTCTAAGGTTGTTACGGGTGCTTGACCTATATTTGAGATTATTGTGTTTACAGCGGCTAGCTTTGTAGCCTTAGCTATATTTGCCATTTTATCGTTAATTTTCTAGTGAACGAGAAGCACCGAGGGAGATAAACTCCCTAGGGCTAAATAAATTATTGAGCTTGTAAAGAACCAGCTACTTTAACGTCGAGTGATCCAACACCCATCGCTAATTTTCCGACCAAAAGACTTCCCTGGTATTGAACATTGAAGTCATTAGACGTAGTCTCGATTGTTGGCGCAACACTTTCCAAAACTCCCGCTGCCTGTTTGTGGAATATGAGGCCACAGCAAGTCGCGTTTGTATCGGTGTAGTCGTTGTTCTCACCTGTAACAGCAGAGTTATAAGCTGCCATGAAGGGGAGGTTATTGGATTTGTAAATGCGAATCCCCGCAATGCTCACTAATCCTTTACCGCTATTTAGGTCGCCTTGTGAGTTACCTAAGTCTCTGTTAAGGATGTTTGTATCTACAGAAGACACTAAACTGTGGTATTGACGTGGAGAGAGAACGGCGCTGCGATTTTCTTGGGGCGCTGAGCGCTCGTCTAGAACTGAGGCAGCTTCAAAGAAACCATCTACAATACTTTGAGCGTTTAACTGATTACCAGAACCGATAGAAACCTCGAAGCCTCCAGGCTCTCCAGTAACTACAGAAGCCTCGCGGCTAGCCATGTCTAAGACACGAGCAATCCTCACATCATAATGTTGTGCAAGAGCTTCACCGATCTGCTTACTCATTTCAGATCTAGTTGAGTACTGTGAAAGTACGTCGTCTAGGTCATAAGTAAATTGGCTAGCAACAAGGAGATCATCCATGAGAATTGTTTTCTCATTCGCCTTTAGCGCTGTATCCCCTAGTATTGGCTGGCCTGGTGTGTGATCAAATTATCTCTACTTTCATAGAGGTTTAGACTATATCATCTATCATTTAGATAGTCGGACGCTAATCATGTATTACGGAACAAGCGTGTTCCACCATGTAGTCGTTGCACCTTCCTCTTACGCTTAAGAGGCTTGGCTCAGGATTGGCATATCGTTAGACTTAGCTTTCCCTGAGTTCATCCGCTTTACCCTGGGCAACACATTTACCCAGCACTTAGTTTTCCAGTCAATAAGAACTGTTTTGATTTGCCTCCTCTTAGGGTGTAATTCCTTACAAGTCCCTTGAATATTGAAGCATTATTGAAAGCTGTAAATACCTCTCCACTGAACAGCTTAAGCGCTGTTGCATACTTGGTAGCGTAGGTATTACCTTGGTTTCCATTAACCGCATTAGGGCGGGTAATGTTAGCCATATTAGTCATTTTCTTTAACTATTAAATGTTTATAATTTTCCCGAATCGATTCAAAAGTTGTTGTTGTTTTGAGATTTAACCTTCTCAAGGCGGCCACCCTATAGTTATCCAGCTCACTGGGCTAAAGGGTAATGAAAGGAGAGTCCGACTCTGAGGTACTCTCCTTCCTTTATCTAGTTGCGAGTGTAAGCTACACCGCGATACTTGAGCTTTATTGTCTTCTGAAAATCTCGTTGCTCTTTAACGCGAGCTTGGAGTTCAACTTGTGACATAATAATCTCCAGTACCTGACCCCCGTTCCATGATCAGATTTCATGCGTCCATGATTGGATGAACGGACGTAAGAATTATTTTTTCTTAGGGGGTCTTCCAGGTTTAGAATAGGTTCCTTTTCCTCTAGGCATTTTGTGTTACCTCAATAGATGCTAAATCAAGTGGGAAATTATGTGCGTTTCTTTCGTGCATTACTTCCATTCCAAGGTCAGCTCTATTCAAGACATCAGCCCAGGTAGGGACTGTTCTTCCACTAGCATCGACGACTGACTGGTTAAAGTTAAAGCCGTTGAGATTAAAAGCCATAGTGGAGATTCCCATAGAGGTAAGCCATATGCAAACGACGGGCCAAGTAGCAAGGAAAAAATGTAAGCTACGGCTATTATTAAAAGAGGCATACTGAAAGATAAGTCTCCCAAAATACCCATGAGCCGCAACAATGTTATACGTCTCGCCTTCTTGGCCGAATTTATATCCATAGTTTTGTGAAACTAAGCCAGTAGTCTCCCTAACGAGCGAAGACGTAACCAAACTTCCATGCATAGCAGCGAATAAAGCTCCACCGAATACCCCTGCAACACCGAGCATATGGAACGGATGCATAAGGATATTGTGTTCGGCCTGGAAAACGAACATGAAATTGAAAGTGCCAGAAATACCAAGAGGCATACCATCAGAGAAACTCCCCTGACCGAATGGGTAAACAAGGAATACTGCAAAGGCAGCCGCTACAGGAGCGGAATAAGCTACACATATCCACGGCCTCATTCCGAGTCGATACGATAGCTCCCACTGTCTTCCCAGATACCCAGAGATACCGATGAGGAAGTGAAATACGACCAGTTGATACGGCCCTCCGTTATAAAGCCACTCGTCGAGTGTGGCAGCCTCCCAGATTGGGTAGAAGTGGAGTCCGATTGCGTTTGAGCTAGGGACGACTGCCCCTGAGATGATGTTGTTTCCATAGATCAGTGAGCCTGCTACTGGTTCTCTGATACCGTCTATGTCCACTGGGGGAGCTGCTATAAAAGCAATAATAAAACAGGTTGTCGCTGCCAGGAGGCAGGGGATCATAAGAACCCCAAACCAGCCAACATAGATACGATTATCAGTAGATGTTACCCAGTCACAAAAGCTATTCCAATTAGATTGTTGTTTAAGGGTTGATACTGTCATTTATTTAAAAAGAATATTTTAGTCCTAGTTTTGATCCATAGTTATTATCATCTTCCTTAACTTGAGAGAAAGAGAACTCACCATAGACACCAAGTTTATCTGTAGCAGCGATAGAGCCACCAAACTTACCAGAGAAATTAGACTCAGAATCAAGCCCATCAGCAGCATTAATTGTTTTACCGCCTTGAGCATAGAAACCCAAATCTCCGAGATTATTCTCATAACCTACATGTAGGTCAGTTGCTCTAGATGTGTAATCTGAGCCAGTGTAATTAGCATTAGATTCTACATTCACATAAAGACCAGCGAATGCTGGAGATGAAAATAAAGAAGCTATTAAAGCTATTGAAAGTTTTTTCATTTTTAAAAAATACCTGGTATGATTTGACCAGTTGTTAAATAAGCTCCAAGAGCTGCAATAACTCCAATCATTGCAAGCTGACCATTAGTTCTTTCAGCTCCCTCTAGGTATGTTTCAGAAATAGGCTCAGCAGCTGCTACTTCTTTTGCATATACGTTGTCACGCATTTGTTTGAATAAATAAAAAATGTAGGCGAGGATGATCGGTCAGGTCGCCATATTTATATTTAAGGTTTGTACTCTTTACCTACACCTTTTTGAGGGTTATGTCCTGGGTAAGGTTTTCCATTTTTAAAGCAGCTATTAAATGCTGCTGTATCTGCGCCTTTTCCTTTTCCTTTTGCCATTGTTTTAAAGAAGATCTGTACTTTGTGCTAGTCGTTGTTCTACATCCCGCCTAAAGGCTGGATCAGTGTTATATAAAGGATTAGCTATATCTCTCGATAGTTCAGCATTACTTCTATATGGTTTTGCGGATGATGTTGGCTTATTGCCAGTAACCATAGGAGCTTCATATCCCTCAGCATTTACATACCTAGTATTTAAAGCTTCTACTGCAAATTTAATAGCAGCAACAGAGCCACTATTGGTAACAGTATTAAAATCATTTATCTCAGTAGCAGTTAAATTCTCAGCGGCCCAAGAGGTCATCTCTGAATATTTATCAGAACCTCCAACACTATCTTTTATAGCTTCTAACTCAGTAGCTTGTACTGTCTGTTGCTGTTGTTTTGTTTGAGCCTTTCCGTAGTATTCAAGATAATTTTTAATGAGATCTTTGGAGTCCATCTTACTAAGACTATCTATAGCCTCTTCAGATAATTGTCCTTGCTCTTCAAATTCTTGACTTAACCTCCCCATGTACTCAACAGTTTCATTAGGAGGCTCTTCAGTTTTTTCTTCAGTTTCCTCAGTGGTCTCGTTAGGAGCTTCTTCCTCTTCAGGATTTTCTTTAGATCTAGATTTCTCTAGCTCTTGATAAGCCTTTAGTAATTCCTCTTGGTTTTTAAATTTTCCACCAATTAGCTCTACACTTTCAGCTTCACTTTGGTTTTGTTCAAATGCTCTTTGCTTATCTTCCTCTTGAGCTTGAGCTATCTTTTCGCCTTGAGCTAAGGCAGCCGCCTCAGCTTCCTGTTGTTCTGCTGAGGGTTGGTCTGAGGTTGGGTCAAATGTGGTAGTTGCCATTAGTGATAAATAGTCTTAATTCCTTTGAAGTCGGGTCTTACTGGTTCTGTTTTATTGTTTGCATATTTACCAGCGCCTTTCTGAGCTTCAGTAGTGCCTTTAACTTTTTTAGTAATCGAATACTTACCAGCTGGTTTATCTAATAACTCAGCATCTACAGGTTTGATTTCGTTCTTACTTTTAAACGTGCCATCAGGATTCCGTTGGCGGCGCTTCCTGGGTTTCTTGGTCGGTTGGTTGAGATTGTCCATTGATAAACTGTTCTGCTATTGGTGACTTGGATAATTGTCCAGCTTGCTTTAATAGCTCTTGTTGTTGAGCTTGTTGTTGAGCTTCCTCTCTTTCTGCTTGTATCTGTTCTGGATCTTTGATTAATCCTAAAGTTTCTATTCCTGATGCAGCGGCTAGACGTTTTAAGAACTCTGGAGGATTTATATAAGTTGCTAAAGCCTCTGGCCCCATTGTCTGTGCAATGGTAGTTACAAACTCCATGAGAGATTGTTTGTCTTGACCTCTACCTACAGAATTTAAGCCAGCTACAATAGTAGGCATAACTAAACCTTTAGGTAGGCTAGGGATAGATTTATTTCTGGAGAGTAGATAAAGCTTCCTATGTAAATAAGGAGTTAATAAGGAGATAGTGAGGTTTCCAAATATGCCTCCTAGTTGCTCGTTTAATTCCTGAATTAATGCAGATATTTCAGTTGCGGTTGTGCGTTCTGATTGCCTCGGATTAAGGATAAGGAAAGCATCAGATAGTCTAGACGTTAGGCTCGCTATCATTTCGCTAGCTGTTCTAAAGTCAGCAGTCTTACCGACGTTTACAACCGATACATCATCAGCCCGTCCTTGTATGACTTGACCGTTCGATGCACGGGCTAAACTTTGCGCCTTAGTGGTAGCGCTAGGGCTCACCATAAAAACGACTTTCGCGGCTGAAGCCGAGCCTTCCACTAGACTTTGCATTAGACCATCTAGTGATTTTAAGTCGCCTATAAACTCCTCACATCTTGAACGACCCCACGCTTCACCGTCGCAGACATTCCACATTAATGGGAGCCAGGGACTGATTTTTTTAGGGGTGCTTGAATGTGATCCGTTGACGATCTTTTGATCTATTTCTTGATGCCATTTCCATTGACCATTATCTAGCTTGGCCCATGTATAAACAGTAGCATCATCTTTCTTTGCTGATCCTCCTACTACTCCAAACTTAGGACCATCTTCTCCAGGGGAATTAGAATCTTCACTACTGGTTAATGGTTTTTGAAATTCTGTAGGTAGGAGTGATCTATGAATACTCTCCTTAGTAATGATCTCGATACATGTCCCATCTCCATCGCGATTAATTACATAGCGATCCATTGGAAATAGTTTGAGGTTTTTCTTTCCAGCAAATAACAGTACATTTCCTGTCACTATCAAATGCTTCATAGCCCCATGAAGGATTACGCGATCACTAGATTCAGCGATCTGTTGCATAATCATCTTCTCCATTTTTGACAGAGAAAGGTCTATCTCTGAACGAACTTGAGCATCTACATTTGGTATAGCTGCTATCTCAGCGTCGTTTATTTGGAGCTTAAAAAAACTTGTATTTATAGGAAAGAGGCTAAGCATTAATTTTGCACTTAGCACATTTACACCTCTACTACCCTGCGACTGCCACGGAACTGGGAGCGCTCCACCTGACGCTAAATCATCCTCTGGTAGAAGATAAGGTATCGTCAATGCTGAGCATTCCCTAGCAGCATCTAAGAAAGGTTGCCTATCAGTAACTAAATACTGATATCGGGCTTGAGCTAATTCTTTCATTTTTATTATTTAGGAATATTTAATCCAGTGCTTCCTGTTCCACCCGTATTAGTACCAATAGATTTACTCCTCTCAATTCTTAACGCGCTAGTACCTTTACTTGCTTGCTGTAACTCTTGCCTCCTAGTTCTCCTCTTCTTAAGATTTGGTTCTTCAGTACTTGTAGTCGTTAAAACTGGGGGAGGTGTTTGCTTAAGATCAATTTCAGGACCAGGGGCAACACTCATAGGTGGTGGAGTTGGAGGGGCTTGAGGTATAGCCATTGCTGGAGGTGGTGGTGGTGGAGCTTGAGTAGGTAATCTTTGAGGGGTTGGTATTGCTTGAGGCTGTTTTAGTACTGGTGGTTTTGGCGGTTTAGGCATACACATGTTTTTAAGGCTCTAATTTTTCTTTCAAATAATCAATGACTGATCTCTGTCCAGAACGGAACATAATATCATTCATACTATTGGTAGGTAATGGGTAAAACGGTGGGAAAGTCTCGTCTAAATCCTCCATCAACTTTTTAATTTGATAGTGATTATTTTCAAAAATATCCTCGTATTTTAATTCATCCATATGAGGGTAAGTTTACGTTTGAGGTTTCAAAGAAAGATGGCATTCGACTTCTTTGGGTATCTTGGAGACCCTCTGCTTTACCTCTGTGGTAGAGAGAGTCAGATTGATTTAACCAAAAGTCTTTATCTATATATTTATTGTTGTTAGTTCCTAGACCATCCATAACCCAGGCAACAGTGGCTTTTCTTATTTTGTTTAAATGTTCAGGCTGCTTTAAACCTAAGTCATGAGCAACCATCCCATGAATCCCGACATGACAGACCTCATCCCTTGACACATCTTGACTTAAAGTTCTTAAGCCTATGTCTCCATTAAACCTATAGTAAGGTAGCAGTACAAAGAATACACTCCTCTCTAATATTGCGGCTTTGAGAATGGGATGCTCTGGAGATTCCATCCAGACTTTAAGTATATTCTGGGCTTCTCTTTCATACTTATCGTTAGTGCCATGAGCATCAACAACAAACTGAAACCCCATATCATGCTTGTCTTCATCTTTTTGATTGGAGATTAAAGCCTCCATTACTCCATGCTTATCTGGTAAATCTTTTTCTAATCCTTGTTGAAGTAGTTCTTTAACTGGTAACTCTAAACACCTAAGAGCTAATGCCCTATACATACTATCTTCACTTCCAGCTCTAAATTCACCTCTATCGCAGGCTACTGGAGTCCATTTTCTTTTACGTTCTATAAGTTTTAAATAGCTTGACATTATTTATTCAGCGCATCCAGCGCAAAACTGTGGCTCTTCTAAATTGAAGATGTCTTTATAATCCTCATCTAATACGGCTGAGGCATCGTCTTTTCTTTGTGTTTCAGGTTGTACTTGCAATGCGTAATACATTGAAGTTTGTGGACTCTTAAGCCAGTCTTCTATAAATGCCTCATCGTATGTAACTACATCTGACCAAGTATTAAAACTATACCCGTGCATTAATCCGCTGTTGTTATACAAACGCATTAACTCATCAGCTACTAATTTATAAGTATCCCAGCCAACTTCTGAGGCTATTTCTACATCGCCATAATCATAAGATGTAACTCCAAAAGTTCCAGAGTCTCTATCAACTTTGGAATAAATTGGAGGGGCAATTTCAGGGGTCGTTGTATAACCTTTAAGGTCTTTATAGTTATAGCTACATGATGCTGTAGGAGCTATAGTAAACGCTCTCTGCATACCATGAGTTCTAGCAATTACGCTAGCCTTATGAATACCAACATCAAAAGCTCGTGCTAATAACCCAGCGGTGGTTTGTGAAACTACCATTCCGTTATTTAGGTCTCGTAAGGCTAAACCAAATTCCTCATATGTTACCTTGTGATATGCAAGGCAATTAGCTAAACCTAAAATCCCTAAACCTACTTGTCTATCCTCTTCAGGTGTTAGATACTCTCCAGAATCTCCTACTCCTGTAGTTCTATGTAGCTCACATAATTCAGTCATTCCTTCAACAAAAGCTTTAGGAATATCACCTATAGTACAAGCTCCTAAATTCAAATGTTCCAATAAACAAGTGCCTCTCGATTTAATATATATCTCAAGGCATACATTACCAAAAATCTGTTTACCACTACGATCATAACGTATCTTGTTTAACCAGATATCACCACTATGGATACCTCTAAGTAATAAAGTTTTAGTTTCTGTTGAAGCTTTATCCCATAACTCATGATTGATATCTACACATCTTTTAGCCCAGGGTAGATCTGATCTAGGAGCTGTTATAAATTCATTAATATCAGCATGGGAAAGCGCCATATGAAGGCAAATTGCGCCGTTCTTGTATACCCCACCTCTCCTGATTACTTCATTCAAAGTAGAATAAATTTTAGCAAAGGATACAGGACCGCTAGCTGTTAATCCTTTTCCATTCTCTGTACCTTTTGGCCTTAAATCTGATAGATGTATTGCACACCCAGCACCGAAACGTAATGCATGAGATACAAACTTAAGAGAAGCGTCAATCCCCTGAGAGCCTGAAAAACTATCCTCAACATTAAATACAGTACAACTGACTGGAAGACGCGACTCAGGGTTATCTATCCAGCTCTGAACGCGCCCTGTTCTTGCTATTAAGTTAGACATTATTAAACAATATCCTCTAAGTATGGTGGTTTATAATTTGGACCTTTCATAACCTTTCCAGTTTTATCTTTTACAGGTTTACCATTAACTAATTTACTCATATTAGAATTATGTACTCTGTCTAGAGCCTCATCTAATTCAAACCCAGCTGTTACAGCATATTGAAAAACAACATAGACTAAATCAGCTAACTCCTTTAATAAATCCTCTCGGTATCTTGGAGTGTTGGGATATAACGCACACTTGGTATGAGCATCAAGAAATTCATTATATTCCTCAGAAATTAACTTTCTTTGGAGATACATATTAGGTCCAGTAAATTGGCCTATTGGTTGATCATTAGCTACTCGGAATTGGAGCGCTTGACCTAATAAATCAGGAACTTTGGTCATGGTAAAGGGGAAGTTGAGGTTTTAGTTCTAGTGCTTTGGAGATATAAACTCTGGCTTTTGTAAGGTCATCTACTCTTGATTCGCCATCTTTAAATCCAGCTCTACAAATGTATTTAATAGCGTTACCTAAAAAGTAATCTAGATGCTGATCTGAGATAAAATCCCAGACTTCTATTCGACCTCTTTGGTAATGGTTAGGATCTGCTTTAGTCATTTAATGTGAGTTCATCAGTGATCTTTTGGAAAAACCCCTCCATCCAGGGTTCCCACGGATTGCCGTCAAGGTTTACTTCAGTATCTCTATAAGCTCTTACAGCTAATAAATTATTCCTGATAAACACTAGCTCTCTATTGGTGAGTTTCATTTAGGTGTTATTAGTATTGGCTTTTGATTCTTTGCGTCCCAGTCCTCGGCCTGGAGAATCTTTGCTAGCCTTAAGTTCCTTAAAGCATCCTCTTCTGTCTGTCCAACTTCGAGGTATGTTTTAACGACTACGGGCCAATAGTTTTCATCCTTTACTTCATCTAATATTTTGAGGGCTTTCTTTGGTCCGATTGACACCGCTCCTTTGTAGCCGTCTGTACTGTCTCCCTCAAGGCACTGCTGAAACAATTTCTTGTAAGCAGCTTCTTTTGTTTGAGTCCACTCTTCTTTGAGGTTATATAACCTACATGGGACTTGTTCCATATCTTTATCAGGACTAACTAAGACAAAGTTTGTGAGGCTCCCATTCGTCGCAACGATTGAGCAAACATCATCAGCTTCTAGTCCTGGTTTCATGAGCGATGGATATGAAGCCATTGCCCAATTCTTTAGTTTTAAATAGCCCGCTGGCTTTCTTTTGGTTCTGTTCCCCTTGTATGTGGGATCTATGGTTTTGCGAAAGTTGGTTTGATCAGTCAGCGCTAATAAGATGTCTCGTGTTTCGTACCTCTCAAATAATTGAGAGATTTCATTTTTGACTATCTTTTTTGCTGCTGAAAAGTTACCAACTATAACAGTTAAATCTTGACTGTATTCATGCTCTTGCTCGCTCGCAGTGGCGGCACGATACAAAAAATAATCAGCATCAAGAAGTATTTTTGGTGGTTTCATCTGGCCTAGTGGAATTGATGAGGTAATCGATTGAGCGCTTTAAAATCTCTGGATCATCGTTAAATTTGCCAAATCCCAAGTTGCATGAATTACATATATATCCCCTGAATCTGTCATCGTTATGACAATGATCTAATACCCAGGATTCTGTATGTCTTCCACAAGAGGGACATTCCCCAGCTGGAGGGGGTGGATTTTGTTTTCTTAGTTTTG